CCGACCAAAGTGTGAGGTTACAATCTGCGATCTTGTGTAACCTTGGACTGCAATCATCCCATCCCCAAGTTCTTTCGGGGTGACACATTTCAACCCATGAAACCCAGTTGCACTGAGTACAAGGGTATTAATCTTTGAGATGTCGATGTCCTTTTCGTCGACGAATAATTTAAATTTAAATTTATGTGGGGGGATTCCAAGCGATCGAGCTATGGTACCGCGGTTCTCCTCGCGGCGATCCAGTCGGTTTATCTTGCTTAACATATCTACTAGCCCACCAAATACGGCAAAGCCGATAAATGGTATTGTTCCGATAAGCCAACGGTCAATTTTCACTGCCTCCAATGACTCGATACGATCTTTAAACTTGGACAGGTTCTCCCCTAACCCGAGAGCGAAAGGTATATCGTTCCCGGACCCACATGGTACTGGCAAAACCAAGTGATTTTTGGTTTTGTTAATTATTGTGGCCGTTGTGCCATCGCCTGCCATAGCAACAACGTCATGATTATAATTTTTCCCTGGCTCAAACTCAATCACAGTTTGGCCACCTACCAGAGCACCCTCATGGTTCCCTGATAATGGATTGACCACCAATGCTGATTGCACCTGGCGGCCATGTAGCTTACCACACGCCTGGAGAAAATGACGATTAAAGTCATCATACTCCTCATCGTGCTGTGGTAAGTCATGAGATTCTAAAACTCTGTTGATTATACTCAGAGCTTCATTGTAACGGTCCCGACCATAAAAATGGACCATATCGAGATAAAACGTAACATTTACATAAAAAATTTCATATGTGGTTTCCTTGCCTTTGTGCCAATTCAACTGGTCCTCCATGCTTTTGGCAAGATTAAGGGGGATCATCAACCCATCATACTTGTGGTGTTCGCCAAAACCGGCGCCAAGAAAAGTCCCAGACATAAGGTCTTCAAAGGGACTGTCTACCACTTCTTTAGTTGGGTGGGTGATCTCCATGCCATACTCCGCAAAAACATCTCGCAAAGTAAACCAATTAAACCAACGTGCTATCTTCTTTGACACAGTCAAAACAGTGTCATCTCCATAAACCACATAAGCAATTAAAGCATTCAACATGACCAGTGATTTGGCCCGGAATTCATTGTTCCGTTCACATAAAATTAAAAAAGCACAAATAATATACAAAGAATTAGCTAAAGTATTAAAAACTGATGTCGATGGTGTCCCTGATGGTTGGCCTGATAATTTCTGATACACATTCGTTCCATTAACGTGCACTCCATAGACCATGTTGTGAACCATTGCATACCGGATGTCATAGTGATCGTCTTTGTAGTAGTCCTGAATTACGTCTAAACACGCAAACAAAATTTGTGGTTTGCATCGTGAATCGAATTTTGAATGGTCAAGAGCAATTAAATTATTTGATACTCTTGCCAGATGGCAATAAAGGTCAGTCCATTCTGGTCCTTTCTTATTTATGCCCAAACCTGAATTCATTTTAAGCCGTGACGTGAAAAGAAAATTTGTGAAATGACCGAAATACTTGGTGTACAAAAGAGTGAAATGCGTTGGAGGGATAGTGAAAATTCGAGTGTCCTTAAGATGTTGTTCTTCCCACTCATCCATAAAGTGGTCTTCACACATTGATTCTGCCTCAAAACGAAACACTCCAATTGGTGGCCTAAATTTCGGGTTGTCATGATAGAACTCTAAAATTTTGTCTGTTACGTAAGCCCGGCAGTTCCTACAATCCCTAATAGTAAATGATTTCAGTGGCAATGTCTCATCTTTGTTCGAATCCTTCCACAAAATCACAGGTATTGTTTTATTTAATTTAACAGTGTTTTCAAACTCATTAAAAAGCTGTTCGACAGGGGTATTTGGCCGTGCATGGTATGTTAATTGTTCATCTTGATAAAACCAACTTGAATTTGTTTCCCTGTCCCATGGAAAATTTGGATCATTGGTAGCATTTTTACCACGCATTCTGTACCACAACATATATGGCAGGCCACTGCTTGTATTCATTCTTATGCCATTGATAAACTCATAATTAGATGGTCCACTAACACAGGTTTGAAAATCAAAAATTTCCGGTTCACTATTGCCTAAATCAGTTATTGCATTCTGAATCTGTAATTTCATCAAATTTTTTGCTTGGTCTACTATTCGCTGTGGAAATTGTGGTGTATTGACCCACCACTTTCTACAAGTCACTGTTCCTACTGCATTAGTACAATCATCCACCATCTTGCGAACATACCTTGGATCTTTTTGGTCTAAAATAGCCGGAAATTTTGTTGGTGCAACAACTTTCCCGAATAGAACAGTCTTACTAATACCAGATTTTAACGGGTCCTTAAGATTCACCTGACGAGAGCCTAAAGGGCCCTCAACTACACGGCTAATTTGGCCGATAACGTGCACGTAATCACCTGGTTCGACTTTCAATGAATTTGGACCTACTACTACTGCTGATGATAGTTGAGATACACCATAATTTTGAGGTGATGAAAACGTTAATTGATAAATTGAGTCGAATTCCTCATAAGTTAAAATTTCGAAAGTAGTTTCATAAGTTTTTACTGAGATAGTGGTCTGAAAACCCAGTAACTTCTTTTGCCTATCAGTGTCAAATGCAATCAATGGTGACCCAGACTTGCCAAGAGCAGATGTCATACTACGAACTGTGAAACAGTG